GCACTGATATTCGGTTGCCCATTCCATATCCAAATTGTCACCGTCGTCGCAGAATTCGCAGGGCTTTTCTGAAGCCGGTAGACCCAAATATCTATCATCTGTGTTGCTCATATTTACTCCTCCTCTTGTGACCCTATAAAGGTATGTGCCGCACCCATTCGTGGTGACTTGTGCGGGATTCGCAATGCCTTCAATTCGCGCACTGAGCGACGCTGATTCCAACGCCATCGGTTACCTGCTCTTTGACCCTTGCGCGGCATTCAGACCACCCTCACGCCGTCTAATTCTTCAAGCACCCACTCAAGACCGGCCACGAATCCATCCATCCAATCTCCGGCATGAACGTGGTCGTTTATGTGTATTTGTAATTTATCAACCATGTTTCTCGCAAACGCGCCGTATTGCATGATTGCGAGATGTGCTATATTGTCCAACATCTCTTCTATTACTTCTCTGTCTGTTTCATTCATTGTTTTCGCCCTCCGGCCATTCTGTAATAATCATCTTGAGAATCTGCTCTTCCGCCCATTCTCTATCGGAATCACTCTTACTATTCTTGAGAATATAGATGCAAATTAACGCGGTTGCTCGCGGCGTCGGTGTCAAATCCATCGCTTCACTCTTCATTCTTCTCATCCTCCTTTCCGTCGTAACCCGTGCCGAGAATCCAATCTGCGGCCTTCTGTGCATGAGCGGCGGCTCGCCATAGGGCTTGTGCGCCACCGTCAGTCTTGAGTCCCTTGAGCCACGATTGAACGTATGCCGCATGGTTGTCAATCATCAGGTGGTCATTGTCCACGCCGACCTCGGCACAAACCATTGCCGCACCCATCTCTGCAATCAATTCCTCAAAGGCGTACTCATTGCCTCCGAATGAGTTTTCCAACTTCCGATTGAGTCTCTCAGGGTGACCCGTCCAATGAGTCAATTCGTGTAGTAGTGTTGCCGTGAACCCTGTCGAGTCACGGAAATGCTCTCGATTCGGCATTTGAATGTGGTCTGTCGACACCCGATAGAATGCTCGACCTCCACCGTATCTCAAATCCACATTGTGCTTGTCGTACAGTGCCAACGCCTCCAATTCTGCGGCCTCCTCGCTGACTTCGTGTGTTTCGTCATCAGCATATACCTTGTCCGGCAGGTTGGTCTGCGCTCGGTTGAACACATAGAACCACTTGAGCAAGGGAATCATCTTGTCCTCGTCGGGGTTTTCCTTGTCCTTAATCTTGAGCATCTTGTAGAAGAAAACCGGTGTAGACTTCATACCCTTCTGAACACCGAAATACTCGTCACTTCCGATTGAGTTAGCGTGTGCTTCCCCGGCCTTCTTCCATGAAGCAAAAGTCCCCCATTCGTTGCCCCATCCGTTTTGAGATGCGTTGGCCCAAAGCCACCATACGTTGATGCCTCGGTATGAACGACCGACGTTGCTGATGGGCATTTCTGAACCACCCGACTTCGTCCACGGTCGCAACCACGATGTGTCGCCACTTTCCATTTGCTTGATGATGGTTTCAACCACCATGTTTCTCATTTGGTCGCGCTTCAGCGCGGCTTCTGCTCTTCCTGTCTTTGCCATGTCTCTTCCTCCTGTAAATTATCCTTGTATTGTTACCCTATAAAGGTTATTCATCCATCCCTAATTGCTCGCAAATGAAATCGACTCGCTCCAAAATCAATTCAGCCAATCCCTCAACATCAACATAATTCTTGTTATTCTTGAACAAAATGTCTGCATATTCGTGTATGTCGTAAAGTGCGTGTTGTATCTTCATTCTATCATCACCTCGGTTTCTAATTCCCAATCTTCACCGCTAACGTCGCGGCCTTCGTAAGTGCAATCTTCCATCGGACACCACAAACGGGCCTTGACACGCTCAATCGAGAAGTCCAATGTATATCCGCAATCGGGGCATTGGGATTCATCCGCCCAACCCATTCTTCCGAATTCGTAGTATCTCGCTCGCCGTAAATCTGATAGCGTCGCATTCCACATTGTCTTCCTCTCCTGTAAATATCCCTTACATTGTTAGACTATAAACCTATCCGCGCCCTAAAATTAGTGGGTAACATATATCCGGTTACCCTATAAACCTTATTGTTCACAGATGGCCGAAAAAATCAGCCGATTCTCTCCTCGATTTGCTTAATCAAATCCTTGACGCCGAAATACAAATCGTCGTAGTCGCCATTCACCGCATTTTGCTCACGAATCAATCGCTTCAAATTGTATAGTATAGATTCTGCCTTCATTTCAATTACTCCCTATTTCGTGAAGACTGTCGATGATGAAAACAGACTCATCCATTGTCACGCCGTTATCTGTCCACATTTCGCAACTGTAACAACCCAATGCCCAAATGCCCGAATAGGGCATCAATTCCAATCGCTTGCCGCAACACATAAAATCCTTGTTTATATCAATAATCTCGATGCTCATTTTCACTCCTCCTCATCGGCGTATTGCCTCTCGTCTTGCTCAATGCGCTTGAAGAGCAACCATGCACCGCCGTCACCCTTCATTACCCAATATCCCGCCGCCTTGATTGCGGCCTTGTTTTCTCTCCACTCATCCCAAAATTCCGAGCCGACATTCCCGAACCAAACGGTGCGCCTCTTATTCATCTTCATTTCGACTCCGAATGCTTCGTGTCGAAGATAGATTGGTCGTGGTGAATCGTGAACCTCGATGTCAAGGTGGTGGCAGACTTCGCGCAAATTGCGCTTGTCGGCATAGGCTTCTGCCTTTGCTTCTGCTTCGACCTTGTTGTGAGCGAGATTCTGAATGAAATTGCAGTAGTGTGTCGCGCCGTACTTGCCCCAACACACACCCTCTTGATACAAGGTGTAGAATTGCTCCTTGGCTCCTGTCCGACAAACGTGGAGGGTCATATCAATCTTGTTGTATCGCCAATACCCTTCGTCAGTCTGTAAGTGCTTGGTCATAATTTACTCCTCCTTTGTTACACTATAAAGGTTGTCATTTACATCCATGAACACGGTGTCTTCGTGAGAATTGCCGTGGCTTGAGCGACCCTTCGTGTTGAATCTCTTGGGCGGCGCAACATCAATCATCTCCAATTCCCATCGGCCTCGTCGCTGATTGTATCGTCGGTTGAAATATCCGAAGGCGACAACGGGGCCACCGAATGCGGAATTGAGAATCTCTCCTCCGCTCGGCACATCGTCGCCGATTTGGTCAAACTTGCGCCCGACCTTCGACACCCACTCCATCATCGAAAGTGAAGTGCGACCATCGGTGCGCTTGCGCCAAGTCTCGATGAAGTGCGGGGTCAAGACCGCAGTCCACCCGTCGGGGTGATTGTGATACTGTGGTCGAGTCACTTCAACACCCCCGTCAATACTCCCACCAAAAGGAACGGTATAAACATTGCGTGACCGACGAACATGAGGAATTGGAATGCCCCCTTGAATCGCTGAATCAGTCTGTACTTTGTCCGGTAACTCATTCTTCCACCATCCCGTCAATTAGATACTCCTTGTCGCAACATAGGCACATGAGGTGTCCATTGTTCATTTCCAAAAAGTGGTTTGCGTTTTCGGGGCAAGGAATCATAATCCGCCGCGCCATTTGCTCGTATGTCCAACTCATGCTATCACCGTGAATGTGCGTTGTGTCGTGACCTTCCCATTCTCGTCTTCGACGCCGCGTGGGTGCATCTGAATCGGCGCACCTTCTCGCTGAAGAGCGCAGAGAATACGTGACGCATTCTTTGGCTTCAGGTAGCGAGCCGATGTCTTTCCATGCTTGGCCGCATGGTATGTCATATCTCCTGCCGTGTAGTGCAGGTCAGGCTTCATTTCCGAGATTGCGGCCAACAAGGCTTGCTTGTGGCGACCTGCAATTCGGGTTGCTGGCTTGGGTTCCATGTTATCATCCTCGGCGGGGTCGTCCCCGCTCAAACTGTCCTGTCGTTGGATGCCTATAAACCTTGGCATTGTTAGAATTAGGACTTCATATTTAACAGTATGAGATTCATACGATTCGTCATACTATGCGCGTACACGCGAACGTACTTACGCGTAGGAGCGGTGTAATAAGTAAAGTAAGTGTGTTCGGGGACAGGTAGTGTTACTTGAAGGGGTGGTGTACAAATTACACCTAGTGCGGGTGTGAAACCACTGTCAGACCCTACCTCGTCATACACACCCTTCAATTTTCGGCCACGCAGTACCACGAATTGGGGAATATAAACGAATATCACGCAAATAGGCTAGATTCGGAGCGAAAACGCCAAAAAAATCCCCAAAACGCATGACTGCGAGCCTGTTGGTTCAAAGGAGGGGCTGGATTATCAATGAACGGGTCAGATTTAACAAATACACTAGGTGTAGAAAGTAAACTAGGCCCCAAGCCCATGTCACACGGGGTAGAAGCCTATAAACCTTGCGAATACCCACGCCGCACCCATGTTCAAAGGGCGGGGAGCCTATAAACCTTGTGCCAAGCGATAGGTTCATAAGGTTACGTCGCTAGGGTGGTTCATGGACGACGTACCCGCAGACCTGACCGAGATGCCCCGCCTCATCGCGCACGCGCGCGCACATCGTGGTGGACTTCAGACCATCGGCGACGACCGAGTACGCGCCATACTACTCAATCGGGACTTGAAGCCCGTCGGCCTTCGTGTCATGCGTGACCTACGCGTAGCGACTGACCGTTCATCATTCGATGCGTTCGTGGACACCGCCCGTGGCCGTGTCGATGGCAAGCGTCGATTCACCGCTCAACTCGTTCGTTTTTCGGGCGAGGTTGGATTTGAGGAGGATGACATTTTGGATTTGGTAGGAATCGTCGCGGAGTCTGATTTGTGATTTTTGATTTGTGATTTGTTACATTTTATTTGTTATTTTATTTGTATCTTTTTTGAACATTTCTTTTTGTTAGATTTTAGCACGATTTTATACCGCGTTTTTGGGGGGTCAATGCACCCAAGGCTAATGCTCATGCGTTAACCGACCAGTGGTCGTGATTTACTCCCGCCTGTAAGCGGGCTTTTTTACTGTGCGTTTGCACCCTCACCCGAAGGTGGTGTGTGAAAGATGAGTCGGCGGGGTCAACCCCGGAACCGACTCTGTGTCTAAGTCAGCCGAGGGAACCTAAGCCCCCTCGACCGACCGGTGTGTTATCTTGTGGTCAGATTTACTCGGACCGAGTGTCTTCGTCGTGCGCCATGAGTGCGCCCTTGACCGGTCGCAGGTTAGCGTCAACCTTTGCCTTGGCATTTACCCCGTCGACAAATCCCTTCAAGTCAGGACTACCAACAGGTGGAACAGTTGTCTTGACCTCTTCGGGCAAGTCGTCCCACAATGTGGCGGGTTCGCAGGATGGGCTACTACAAGAGTCAACCACATCGTCTGCCGTGCGACCGCAGATTTGGCACATATTCCAGTTGTTGTCATACAGTAACCATTGTCCGTTTTCACAGTTGCGGCATTCGTAGAAGCCGTCATCCATGATGTTCTTGACAGGTGGTACTGTCTTGGGTGACATCAAACTATCTAGGTTGACAGTCGCGGGCTTGGTAGTTGTGCTACGACCAGTCTTCCATGCGTTTGAGTCACGCTTGACAGGCTCTACGATGTGCTTGTTGCCACACTTGCCAAGGTTGATTAGGCCATGTTGCCAATCAATGACATAGTGCGTGTCAAGGTCCAAGTGTCGGATAGTGCTTTCTACAAGCACGTTACCGAAGGTACGCTTGAGGATGTGTTGCGTTGAAGCATACACATAGTTACCCTTGACTGTCTGTGCAACCCATAGGTCGTCGCAGTTAGCCCACAAGTGAACGCGCTCGGGGAATCCGTCACGCGATTCTGACTTGTCGACCCATACAAGACGCATGGATGCTCTACCGTCGAAGTCACACAGTGCCGCCATCTTGTCGATGCCGTCGTTGGTCGAACCATAGTAGTCCAAGCAGTACACGATGCAACGTGTATCTAACTCAAGACCACGAATGTCCTTGCTACGCGATACGAAGTATTCTTCGGGTAGCGTGTCCTCAACCTTGCGCTCTGCTTGGAACGAAATCATGCCGTTGTGCGTTAGCACTATACCGGCCTTTTGGTTATCGTTCGGTCCAACCTTGATTGGATGTGCATTGCGTCGGTTGTTAGCGCCGCCTGTGCTATGACGGGTGTGCGTCATAACCCACTTCATGCGGAAGCCCATTCGACCGAGGCCCTTGGCAATCTTCTTCATCATTAGACTGCCGACCATCTTGGGTACGTTGATACCTGATGAGTAGTAGCCCCACTTGTCCTTCTTCTTGGACTCGGGTTCTACTTCCCATGCACCGTGTACTTTACCGTCACCTCTGCTGTAAGATACACCACAGGCTTCTGAACCACGCGAGGACAGTTCGGCAAGGATTCTGAGAATCCCCTTCCACTCACCACGACTTGGCTTTGTCGGCTTGCCGTCGTCATCGACTAGCATATTAATCCAACCGCCGATGCCACACGCTACGCACGCGAGTGCAATTAGCACTGGTGACGCACCTGCAACAATAGCACCGATTAGACCGACACCGAACAGACTTGCGTTGTACGGATTGCTACTGGTGGGTTCGATGTATGTTTCACCCATCATGGCATACGACTTGTGTCGCCACTTGGCTAATCGCTTGTCGTTCAACTCCACGAAATCAGCAGATGGTTGCCAATCGTCAAATTCCTTGAATGCCAAGATTGACTCGACAAAGACGCTTTGTCCTTCAAGGTGACTCTTGTTGACAGCGTCCGCATTCAGACTTGCGAATTCCGTGATGCCGTAGACATCTAGGAAAGTCTGCACCGCTCGGGGCCACTCGTAGCCGTTACACAACCATTGTGCAAAGGCGTGTGCTTGTGACGCATCGAAGCGTGGGTCTTCTTGCTTACCATTGTTGTGTTGTGATGCAATGAAGAACTCTTTGCCATCCATTGAATCAATCATCAACTTTTGTATGGTAATCATCCATAGGCAGGAAGTGAACCAGTTGTTCAATCCGCCCATGTGTCTGACCTCTACTGTACCGTGTTCCTGATAACCACCGAAGTTAATCATCCAGTAGTCACTACGACCTTCGTCGACCATGTGCCAAAACGCTTCGTGATACTTCTTACGAGCATTCTTAAGCAACCGGTTAGCAACTCGCTCAGGAACAGCAGATACGCCGTCCCAATTGTCTAGTTGCTTCAGTGTTTCTAGTCCAACAGCACTGGGTCCGTCAAACTTTCGCCACTCAACAGCGAGCGAAGTGAAGCGGTCTTTTGCTTCCTGCGCTGTTTCTGTCGTGCGAGGCTTTGCAAGTTCGTACAGTCTCTTTGCCTTACGCAAATTATTGATACGACTAAACTGAGGCTTCGCATAGCCAGTGTTGTTACTGTTGTTGTGGTCGCGGCTTTTGCCCATCAACCCATTGAACTGCTCCATGTTACCATGATAGTTAATGGTAAATGCGGCTTGCCAGTCAACCCACACATCGTGTGTTGTGTTGCCAGTACCAAGTTTGCGAATTCTCTTGATGTTGTTCTTCGCTTCCTCAAGTCCGGCGGCAACTGATATGTGTAGGTGCCAACCACAATCTACGTCGACAATCATTGACGGTTGTCCGGGCTTTTTATGACCCGGCCAGTGGAACCGTTGTTGCGCCGTGTAGTAGATGTCCAAGTGACGCATCATGGCTGTTAGATTTGAGACAGGGAAATTTGTCTCAAAACCATAGGCCATCGTGTCTGATTCCACGGTATCAGTTGACTTGTCACGATATTTGACATAGTCATGCACTGAACCGTCGCCCTTGATGGTGTACGAGCGCGGACCGTTGCGGAACACAGGTGCCATCACACCGAACTCTTTTGACACTTCGCGTATATTGGTTCGCATCATTTGTCTGAAGCCATCCTTGGTTTCGTTGTTGATGTTCAGGACTTTCGCTTCATGTTCAGGTGCAAGTGTCCAGTTGTCAGGGTTGAGTTCCAACAGATTTGTGTCAACGTCGGCAAATCTACTGCCGTATTTCTCGTCAGCATTCTCACCGTACTTGCCGAGTCGCATATCAATCTTTACAGAGTAGAATTGTTGTACTCTGTCAAGAATAGACTGCAATGACTCATTGACTTCGTTGAGCCATTCCTCGGTTTCTTTCTCGTCAACAATTGCTTGCTTCAGTAAGCCTTCACCGTCGCTAAACTGTTCAGGGTTTTCCTTGAGCATTACTTCCAATTCACGGCGATGGTCAACCGCATTTTTGTGTTCTTGGAACGCAATGTTGCACTCGTCCTGAATGGCATCCACGTCTTGATGCAGTTCGCGTTTCTCCTGCGCTACAAGTTCTCTATCCTCTACATCGGATTTGAGTTTTGCAACGAGGAAATCCTCCTGCACATAGAGTCCGGGTCGCAAGAAGCGTCTCCCGTTTACTCTACTTCGCAACACAGAACCTTTGGACAGGCCGCGCCATATACCACCCATGAATCCAAGGGTGTTGTCTGTGCGGTCGCTACGCATCAGTTCGTCACTGTGGATGTCGGGCATCTCACCGACCTCCATGTGTGTGAGGTTTGTTACAACCTCGTAGGTGTCTGCGCTGTCTGTGACAACTGCTCCGCTAGCCGCGAGGCCAACGAAAGCAAGTGCCATGACAACGAAGACGACCCGTAGACCGTTAGTTACATTCATGTTGTTCTTCATAAATGTCACCTCCGTTTGTTCTCGTCTTCCTATTACCCACCGGTAAATGGTGGGCCATGAGTCTCTTAGACGCCAAACTACTCATGCCTTCAATGCGGTTATGTCAGTCAGTTTGTTGTATTGTGTTCGCTTTGTGCTATTGCCTTCATATCGTGTGGGTGTCAATCTGCTTGCGTATTGCGATTTTTTGTACCTCAATGATAGGAGGTCTAATCCTTCATGTCTGGCAGGTATCGCTTCTTTAATGCTTACAGATTGTCCCGTTATCACATGGCTTCTTTGTTGTTTATGACAGCAGGGGTCCGGCGCAATGCCTTTCCGCGCACCTCTGTCATTCCAACCCTTTGCTCGTTTGCTTACTAACGTTACAACTTGCTAACTGTGGTTTACCGAGTGTCACAGTGACACTTTGGAGCAGGGGCCGGACGTACCGACTCACCCTGTCTCCGTGTTCTGTGTTATTCAAGCCTCTAAGTATTTCTCAAAGACCCATTCTTCCGTTTCTAAGCGGAATAGCAATTTTGCCATTTCAGTTTTTACCTCCTGCCTTTCGGCTTTCCCGTCGGAGCCGAGGGGGATGTACCCCCCCGGACTCACAATCGGGGCCTAGGCCCGGTCACCAACCTTCACGATGGAATTGGGTTGCCCCACTTTCCATGTAGTCAACTAACTCTTGCAGTTTTTCTACCAAGAATCTGTCCATCAAGGTTGCATTTTCATCCATCCAATCAAGAACATATTCAGGTATGTCCGTCATCATCACCGTTATTTCTTTACGCCCACCACGTCTCCATAGAAGGACAAGACCCATTAGGATTTTCATATATCCATGATGGTCTGTCATTTCTTTCCATGTGGGTCGGTCATCTAAAGTTGTGTATTGGTTTTTATCCACCTCAACCTTAGTGCTTTTTCGGTTCGTCTGTGTGAACAGGTTGTACACCTTGTCCAATAGGTCTTCATATACGAAGACCACGTTCGTCTTGCGCTTCATTTCTGCACCAGCCATCATAGCCAAGAAGGCCATGATAACAATGTGCATCATTTCTACTACATTCATTTTTTTCACCATTCCTCCCTCTTACGGTCGGGTTTCCGCACTCATCATTTCTAAACCGGGCTTGTGACCGGCTACGGCTGATTTACGGATAGGCGGAGAGGGGAGTCACCCCCCCTCTCTCTTACGTTGCTCCAAATCTGTTAACTACTCAGACTACGGATAGCGCCTTGTGTGTCCAATGACCCGTGAACGGGGCCATTTTTTGTTGCTGTATTCGTCGGATAGAGAAAGCAACCAAACTCTGAACGGTATAAACACACAGTATTTTATCTCACCACCAAGACAATGAAAACAGTTTTTGGTTATATCGCCGCACGGCAACTGTTTCCTGTCAAGGTGAAATGAGAGACTTGATAAGGGCAAGCCAAGCCACCCCCTTTTTCCCGCGACATTTCTCTGATTAACAGTGTCCTTTTCATATTCAGGGGTGGCTCTCTGTCGGGCTTGGGGTCACAAGCCGGACATGGGGTATGCAACCCACTGGTTCAGAACAATGGAACGGTATGCTACGCCGTCCATGGCTCCGCCTAATGGGTCGCCCCTAGGGGGCCACCCCCTGTTAGGGGGTCAGGGAATTGCTCGACGCCCGAAGGCGGAGCCAACATTACTTAGTGAATCCCTTGCGGGTCACAGGTCTAATGTCCCTGCTGTGCTTTGCACAGACGCTTTCGTAGGCGCGTCCTGCCTCGCTACGCTTTAGCGTAGCATCCCGGCGGTTAACTCGGGCTACCTTGCTCGCCTTCTCTCCCGCTGTCTTGCGGCGGGAACGGCTTCGGTTAGAACGTGAATTGTTGCGACTGCGTGAGTTATTACGGCGTCGCTCTAGGTCGTCAAGCCATGACTGTGAGACGTTGCCCTCTTCATCGAGTACGTCCCACGGGTTGACGATAATATGCTTGATGCGGTCATAATGTCCGGCATCTTCTAGGAGAATCGGGCGAATGCCGTTCTGCGCTTCCTTGACTCGGATAAACTGAACCCACTTGCGTGTCTTGCTCCATAGGGTGCGGGTACTTGGTCCGTATGTGTCGCCGCTGATGGTGTCGGTGTATTGGTTGGATTCGTCGAAGTCAACCTTGAATTGAATGTCTGTGTGTAATAGTGCTATATCTTGTTCAGTGAATCGGTAACCTTCGACAAATGTCTCATTGAGTAAGTGCATAACGCCGGACAGTACGCCGGTTATGTGCATCTTGTCATTGTTGCGCTTCTTACCGTTGAGGATAATATCGCCGTCGTCAATTGAGGCCCATGCTTGACCTTCTGCCTTGCCTTCATCGAATGGTGCGGCTACGCTGTGTTCTCTTCGTGCCTTGTCAACCATTACGTCAACAGCATAACGCCAACCCTCCTCACTTGCATCAATAGCGAATGCACCCATACTAACACCCTTACCAGCATAGCCAGCGAATTGCATAGAGTAGATGGCATCTTTTCCAAACTTAGACAGGTGTCCACCGTTGGAACGTTTGTATGAACCTAGGTTCTGCGTTTTTCTTTGAGATTCATAACGAATTTCGCTGATACTACTACGCGCACTCACGCGGAGTAGGGATAGACGCTGACGCAAACGTAGGTCGTTCCGGCTCAGGTGGGTCACCATGGTGACCCATGTTAGTGGTTAGTTATATACTTGACTAGGTCAAAAAACCCCCAAAACAGCCGAAAAAGGCCGTTTTTGCCAAAAACACCGCCATTCTGTATATACACTGGGGCAACCTTCGCACGAAATACACAATAAAATTTTTTCAAAAAAAAAATTATATTACTTCAAAAAATTTGAACACGAAAAATAGGAAGATGCCAACGCCGCCCGTCCATGCGCTCACGATTTGGGCTACACGCTTCGTGATAAACTTGTCGAGGGAATAGACAGGGCCGTTCTTAATTTCCCGTACATCCAATGCCACCATTTCAACCAATGAGGAGATTCGTTCTGTCGCCGCCTCATGGTCTGAGTTCATATCTTCCAATCGGACGAGGCGTGTCTCATGGCGGCGCAAGTCTTCGCGAACATCTCCGACCTTATCGTTGATAATGTCAATACGGGTCATTATCAAATCCGTCTGTTCGCTCACGACGCTCCCTCCGAGCCTTACGACGTAACAAGACTCTCTTAAGTTTTCTCCCTAACCACGCAGAAACGAATAACCACCACAAAATTTCAAAAACTCCCAAAGCAAGAAGATATGGCGAACCCCACCCCGGAACATCGTAGCAAAAGTCGTCAAAACAAACTGTAAAAGCGTCCGGCTTCTTAACCGCATCCCAAAGCGAACCCCAATCAGTTCCCTCTACTGTATCAGTCATTGGAATGTTAAAATGTGAGCGCGAGTGATAACAATTCCGTCTATTTGCCCCACAACACTTAAAGGGCAACCGCTTTTCGTATTAATCAATGGAACCAAAGACCACACACGATGTAGTCAGGGCCTTCATCCACGAATGGACAGGAAACGACACTGAATATGGACGACTTCTCTTTGAGAGAACCGGTGAAAAGAATCCAAACTCATGGCGTTTGGCAACTCAAAGATTCAAAGCAGAATTTCCCGATGAAATGCCTGAAATCGAAAAAAACGAACCGAATGAATTGATACCCGATGAATGGGAAGGGGGGTCGTGGACTGACCTTGCCAAAATCCTTCATAACAAAAGACCCGATATTTCGGTAAACGCATGGAAAGACCGTGTGTATCAGGCAAGACTAAATGGAAAATTAATTCGTAAGGCACACAACGATTTTATCGTGACGCACCTAAAGGGGCCTAAGATTTCTACCCAAGACCTGTGGAACGAAATCGAATTAAGAACAACCCGTGCCATTTCCAATCACGAAAGCGAGCGATGGGCCGATATTCACTTCGACGGTAAAAAATACATCGGTATTGCATTTGCCGCCGACCAACACATTGGAAGTACGTTCTGTGATATGAAGCGTATGCGCGAAGATGCTGAAATGGTCGCTGAGACACCAAATTGTTACGCAATTATGGGTGGGGACTTTGTTGACAATTTCCTTCCCGCTGAC